GATAAGACATAACTCTTTTTGATTGTCTTATGACTTTATCGCCACTAGCTGTAGTTACATTTAAATTAACTGTAGATTTATTTGCGGTATATGAAACTGTTCCTGATCCAGTTAAAGATTCATCAAAAAGATTATTTTTTGACATTACATTTGTACTATCAAAAATAGTAAATGGATTAGAAACTCTTAATCTTCCAAATGCATCATAAGCATTTGATCCATTTCCACCACCTATTACTGTAGGCTCTGTATTTACATTGTTACACGCAGACATTAGTACCTCGTATTAAACCAACTAAATCTTTCAGTTTCTTTTTTTAAATCATCTTGATATGAAAAATTTAATTCACTTTTTAATGTAGCAATGGCTTCTAATATCTGTCTTTGATTTTCGACATCATATTCTTGTTTAGGCTCAGGTATATATGCTGCTACTTTAGCCATTATTTAAACCTATCTGGGTCTCTACCCATTCCTGATTTACCAAAACCTGTAGATCTTCTTTCACTTGCTGGTCTTGATGCTCTGTAAGCAGATAAATTTCTATCTGTAGATCCACCTAAATCAGTTATTGCTTTATCTAATTTTTGAATAGCTGCTTCGCTTTTAGCTTTATTTCTTCTATTAATAATAGATTCTAATGGTCCTCTACCAAACATACTTACTGGATTATATCCTTGCATGATACCACCTGGTCCATAAATAGATTGTAGTTTTGGTCCAAAACCTCTTCTTTGTAAATCTCGCATTTGATATTCACTCATTGGTGTTCTCATTTTAGACATTAAAGAAAATATTCCACCTACAATTGGATTACCAGTTAAAACGTTTGCAAGAGTTCCTATACCTCTACCTATTAAATCTCTACTAGAGCCAAATATATCACTAGCTCTATTAAACATTCTTTGAAAAAAGTTTGGTTGATTAAAATTAAAATTCGTGCCTGGATAAGAACCAGCTCTATCTAAATAACCTGGTTGTAAATCCATATTTTGAAATCTTGAAAGATCTAAATCTTGTTCTTCATTTTTTACAAGTTCATCATTATATTGTGGAGCATTAATAAAATCGGATGTAATATTTTTCTGCATATTTTCTTGAATTATTTGATCAACTAAATCTTTACTAACCATTTCTTGATTAGTTGTAAAAGGTGTATACATATTTTTAGCTGCCGATGTATTAGTTATACCCGTACCTAAATCAAAAGTTGGAGTTATATTCCTATATGTTAAATCAGGAACTTGAGGTTTTTCAGCAGCGCTTGCTTCACCAAAATTAAAAAAATCAAAGAAACCTTTTTCAGGAACTTGTTGTTGAGCATCATATACTGCTTTCATTTGTTCATAAGCAGGCTGAGAAGATAACATTATATTTTCTTGACCAGGCATATAGTTTTTAGAAAACTGTTGGTCGTAATACCTTTTTTCCATTGGGCTTAGTTGATTATATAAATTGTTATAATTTATTTCTGCCATTATCTTCTACCGTCTGGTTTAATATCCACTCTTAATGTTCCATAACGCCAAGTTTCACCTATAGCATCATTTTCTATTTTAATCGAAAGCAATCTTCCTCTTGCTCTAGTATCTACTTTATCAGTAGATGATGTAATTGTAAAGGGACCAAGTGGCGAGCTTGAAGCCGTGTTGCTTGGATAATCATTTAATAACAATGTTACTTTTGAATTACCGGTTAGTATTTGAAAGTCTGGTATGAATCTATTCATAGACATAATAAATTCACCGTCACCTCTAAAATCAGCTACACCAGTGGATTGACCAGTTAAACCTCGTCTTGATGATATATCAAAATCTCCAGATTGAATATATGCATTAATAGAAGTGGTGCCTGATGAATTAATTTGATCGGTTCCGGTTTCATGGGCATAGTAAGTTGATGCTCCGTATAAATTGGTAACTCCTTGAATATTAAAATTAGGTGTAGCTGTTGAAATATATTGTGTAGCATAAGGTACATCAAATACGCCGGTGTCTGCATACGAAGATCTTGCCAGTGATCCAGTTGTCCAACAGTTTTCTCCATAGTTGTAAGTAACACATCTATCAATTTGTGTAGAACCTGATTTAGGATAGAACCAAGTTACTTCATTATATAAAGTATTATGTTCGCCGTATATAATCTGATTTGCATTATAATTAATTCCTAAATTATCTCCTGTTGTTGTGAATACAAAATCTTCTACTAAACAAGGTAATGCTTTTACTGTGCCATCAAATGCAAAAAATCCACCTTCACCTGACATCCAGAATATCATACCATTAGAATAACTAACTGCATTTTGTCCAATGCAGCCACAGTTTGTTCCAACTTGTCTAACACTAAATGTAAATGGTGGACCTACGAATTGAATTACATATGCTGCGCTATCTGTTAATACAAATACATAATCTTTACCTTGTAAAGCAGCTACAATTTTATTTCCTGTATCTAATCTAAACGTACCTGCAGTATTTGTTGCTGTTGGTTGGTAAGTTGAATAGTCTTCTTGGTCTGAGAATCTTATAAACATTGGATCTTGAGTTAAAGGATTTCCAATAGTTGTTTCAGTTCCAAAGTGAAACAAGTGTCTATCTCTATCGGATACTAAAGTTAATCTTGTTTTAGTAGGAGCACCTGACATGAGAGCCGCTCTATTTGATCTTGCATTAGTTGCTCCTGCATCCCAAGTAAATGTTCTACCATTATGAATAGTTGCAACTAATATTTCTCCAAAGTTATCAAGACTCCAGATGCCTGGATCCAGGATCACGTTACTAGTTGTACGTTCCGTACCCCATGTTGAATCTCCCCATAAGTATGTACCCCATCCATAACCTGCTGTTTGAAATGTTGGACCAACATTTATATAAGGATCAATTTGTGCTGAACCTGTTCCTGAAGTTGTAGCTGCAGAGTTAGATGGCATTGTAATATCAAAAGCATTTGCAGTTACATTTGATATCTCAAATGTATTATTTTCAAAATCAGTTGTTGCGTAACCTGATCCTGTTGGAACAGTAACTGATGAAAATGTAACATATCTTCCATTTGATAAACCATGAGAAGTTTTATTAACTGTTACTGTTGGAGAACCGGTTGATGCATCAAAATCAGCTCCGGTAATAGCTGTATCTAATGGGGTAATATCATAAAACTTATCACCATAATATAAAAACAAACCTTGTGATGTACCTATCGCTGCATACTTTTCACCTGCTAAAGATGTCCATGTATGTTGAGCTCTAGCAGCACCGGGAAGAGTTTCATTATCAATAGTTAACTGTTCCCAACCACCTATTTTTTCAGGTAGTCCATATCGAAATCGAACAAAATCACCATCAGTCCACTGAGACTCAGCTCCTGATTGTGTTATCTGTTTATTAAAACCTGGTTTAAACTGTAGTTTTTGAAGCATAGCACCTCATTATATATGCTTTTTATTATTTTGGTAGTATTATATTCCACTCTAGCTTGGATAGCAAATCTTGTAAATATACTTTTTGTAGCTTATTTTCTTTTAAATAAGTGTGAAGTTCTTCAATATCAACTATGATCCATTGTTGTTTAAATTCAAATACCATTTTATTGGCTTTTGTTTCTGTACTTCCTTTTTTTCCTAATTCATTTCCATGTTTAGAAATAGGTCTTAAATCAAATTTAAAAGATTGATTAGATTTATTTTTAATAATACCTTCTATATCCCACAGTTCTTTTTGTTTTTGTTGTTTGACAGGATATTTAATATTTTCTAGATGCTTTAAGAAGCTATCCAAGATGTGCCATTCCAATCATATATTGTTGGTGTTTCGGAAGTATCATTTGATCTGATAGCTTCCCAACCTTTAGTATTATCCGCTTGATACTTTATATCATTCCATCTGATAATATATTTCCAAACAGATGGATCAGCCTCATCGTTTGTAATTGTTGGGTATGTGATCGGTGCTTGCCAATCATCATTTGAATCTAGTGACCAAGATGCGAAAGGTTGTGGTGCTAAAAATTTATCTTTTGTTGAATCATATACATAACCAATACCTGCATATTGTTTTCTAAAATTTGAATTGTAAGAAGTTTGTTTCCAACTTCCTCCTTTGAAAAAGTTTTGACACCATGTTTCTCCATCAACGTGCATATCGTTATCACCTAATGGTCCCGCTGCTGTAGAAATATCATTTCCTACTACAACAACTCTTTCTACAATTTGATGTGTATCAGAAGTGAAACCTGTTGGATCTACTTTTGATTTTAATTCTGCAAAATGTGCCATATTTATAACCTCTTATAATATATATCAAAAGCACGGAGAGTGGTGTGGTGGAACTCTCCGTACAAGTCTGGATTATAGACTATTTTTTAGATTTTGTAAATCCTATATACCACTCTGGAAGACCAAGTAAAGGCCTTTTATCTAAGTAATTTTCTTTAGCTTTTTTAGATCCTGCTTTATTATAATGTAAAAATACTTGAGCACAATTTTTACCTTTAAATTCTTCTCTCCAATGTTCTAATTCACATCCAGAATAAATTAAAATATCTCCAGGTTTTAAATCTATTCTAACACCTGCTTGACCTGTTTTACCTGTTGGATCTAAATAGATTGGCCACTCGTCTCCACCTAGATTTAAAGTAGTTGATATTTCACAAGAATATCTATCTTTGTGTCTAGCTAGTACATCACCTTTTTTATATATTCTTGAATAAGTATATGTTTCACTTAATTTTAATCCAGTATGTTTTTCCATTACAGGTTTAATTTCTTGCAATAAAGTTTCCATAGCAATGTCACCATAATGTGAATAAGTGTTTGGAACTTGGTCATCATTCCATACACCAAAGTAAGTGGTAAACGGTGAAATGTATTTGTCATCAAATAAAAATCTTGCAACTTCTCTTTTGTTTAAAAAATATTTGTAAACAAAAGAAGCTAACTCTGATGAAATAGCAGATTTTACAACAGTATATTTATTTTTTTTAAACGACATTTAACACTCCTTTTGGTATTGCTTGGCAGTTCCAATGTATAAATCTAAATGGTTCGTAACCCATATCAGTTATATATTGATGTGGCATATATGATGGAAAAAATATCATTTTGCCAGGACTAACTTTGTAATTAATTTGTGTAGATGCATAAGTTATATTCATTTTATTTTTTTCAGGTAAAAGATTCATTAAATTACCAGGTCTTGGATCTTCAAATAATGGCATTGAAGTTGCATCACTAGCTTTTAAAAAATAAAAACCAGATATGTGACCATTCCAATGTGTATGTAAACTATGATAGCCTGCACCTTTTTGTGCAAACTCTTGTACCCATAACTCTGTGATAAACACAGTATAATTAGTTAAATCAAAACCCATTTCTAATAATAGATTATGAGCTGTTGCTCCTACATAGTTTTGTAGTTCTGCAAAATTTGGATCACCTATTAAAGATGTTGAATGAAACACATGTCCCATATCACCTTTATTTCCAAACTTCTTATTTCTTTTATCTATTGTCTCTTTTAAATTTTTCTTCGATGCTTCAATATATGGATCTGATGCTTTGTTTAATGATTTAACAAAACCTTTTTCTTCTGCATACCAGATAGGACATTTAAATAAATCTTCTCTTGCTAGTTGTTTTGGATATACAAGAAGACTTGCTGATTGTTTTTTATTCTTTTTTTTCATATTTCTCTTTTATTGAAATGGGTATCCTAAACTCCAGATAACCAAACTATTTCTTTCACCACTTTTCACTGGACATACTCTATGCCATACAAATGAAGGAAATACAACTAAAGATCCTTTAGGCAATATTTCTGTACATTTTCTAATATTAGGTTTTTTATCTGGATCCATATTTCTAAAATCAAATTCTAATTCACCACCTTTATAATCTTTTGGATCAGATAGAGTAACTGTTACAGATAATTTTCTAATTTTTCCATGAAATGGATCCTGTATGTTTTCTTTTATATAAGGTTTATTCCAAGAATCACAATGCCAATCATAGTATTGTCCTTTTTTATATTTTGTAAATTGACAAGACTCAGAATAATTCCATGAAAAATTCCAACCTGCACTTTGATTTGCTTGATTAACATAAGGATGTATTTCATTATAAATCCAACGATCATTCATCCAAACAATATTTGAATCTCTTTTCTTTTTTAAATCTTTTATTTCTTTTTGATTTAATTTCTTATTTCCAAATCCACCTGTCACTGCTATTTGATCTTGTAATTGATGACCATACTTTACAATGTCATCACAAATTCTTTCAGGAATAGCTGATTGAAAATACCAGTAATAATTTATTAAGTTCATATACTTACTTTCTAATATTATTTAATATTATTTAAAACAAAAGTAAATACTAAGAAATAGTCAATGTTCCAGAAACTGTAAAAGTTGCTATCTTGTCTCCACTTGGATGAGTTGCAGTTGCATTTGTGCCAGGACTTACAGATAAAGAAAAACAACCTGGAACTCTTACAGCCACAAATCCAGAACCTCCACTTTCACCAGAAAGATTTGCTCCTTGTCCACCAGCTCCACCAC